GTTCGATCTTCCCTCCCCCCCGAAAACCATAGGGATCTTCAGAACGGGACACACCCCATCAGCGGGGAAGATTGATCGAAGATACTCTGTGTCAATGTCATAGGGGACTGCATACTCTTTTGCACGGAGCTTCGCGTTGTATGTTGCAGCGCGGATACGATGATTAAAGCGGGCCGTTGGGGAGTGCCACTGCTCTTTGAAGGTACCATCAGCGTTAGCGCACCTTCTCACATACCCTTGAAAGATGAACCCATCATCCCGGAGGTCCCCTTGTTTAAACGGAACGCCCGTCTTTGGGTTCAACCTTTTCATGCTTACAGCATCTCCAAATAAAAATCGTCAGTGACTTCGACTGGCACGTAATGGCCGTCATGTATGAAATTGCAAATTGCTAGGCTCATTACCGCGTCATCGAAACAGCCTGATTCAGCCTCTAGCTTCCCGTCATCGGTCACCACATAGGTCTGACACTCACGCAAGGTGAGCTTGTCATTCACAGCGATTGAGTTCTCACGGAAGGCTTGTCGGAGTTTGTCAATAATGAGCGGCTTGGTCTTTACCGTCGTGCGGAAGCCATAGGTAACCGTTTCGTTCTCCGTCTGCTTATCAACAGAGGTCTCGAAATAAATGTTCGGGTAAGCCAGGTCCTTACCAAGCCGGGTACAGGTCAAGATGCCGTGATTGTTCGACTCCACAGCGATCTTCGCGGTGTTGAAGAAGTAACCAAGCTTCTCTAGGACGGTGGCAAAGTAGTCAGGGTGGACTTGGGACCTATAGATACCCACCTGCTGCTTCTTGGAGTCGAGTATCTGTGCGACAGACCAGTCTCCCCCACGTACACCCATAGCCACGTCAGCGCCGATATAGTAAGACTCACCGGGATTGACATGCTGGTAGAGGATCAAGGAACCTCGAGGAGTCTCCTCGAAATCATCGGTGACCAGTTCCAGCCTAGAGACAATCTCGGGAGACTTCTCGATCAACCCTTGGAGTTGCTGTGGGTTAAACACAGGGCGCCCCGAGGTAAGGAAGGCTTCCTCAGCGTTGCATGGGTACTCTTGGTTAAACATTTCAAGCCCGTTGACGGCAATCTTCCGTCTGCGGAACATGAGTTGCTCGTTATCGAGTCCGTACTTTTTGACTAGATCGTCTTCCTCGGGAGTCCGCTCGAACCCCTCAGGGACCGGCATTCGGTATTCCTTCTGGAGGAACCACTCGATGAATACCGGCTCGTACTCATTGGTCCCGTTGACCGCGTTGGTCCATATCTCGTGGAAGGGGTTTCCGATACCGTTAGCGGTACTCTCGATGAACACGAAGGTTCCATCAGAGTTCGGAATCGCTTGCATAAGGCCGTTGATATTATCGCGGGCAGTGGCGGGGGGATAGAAGGCTGCCTCAGATAGGTGAGCAAGCTGAATCGTCTCACCACGCCCGACACCCTCACCACCTGCAGTAGCGACCATGTAGGAGCTATCCAATAGGTCGAAACTCAATTCCTTACGGGATGAGTACTTCGTGTGAGGCTTGAGGACCTCAGGGCACGAATCGTGGTATCTGCGGCACATGTCGAAGAGGGCTTTGGTGCTCTCTCCTTGGTGCGTAATCACGATGGACTTGACAGCCTTATGTTGGCTTGTCCACCAGTAGATGATGCCTTCAATGATTGTGGAAAGACCCTGCTGGCGTCCCTTAAGGACCACCACGCGAACCTTTCCGGTTGTTTGGAGTTGCCGGATGACAACCTTGATGAATATCTTTTGTGCGTCGTTGAGGACGAGGGGCGCGATGGTCCCCTCTTTGGTTCTGATCTTCAGAGCATGTTTTGCATAGAAGGTGAAGTCCTCGAACAAACGCTTGCGGACCTCACTCTGCATGCGTTACATATCTCCAGCAATCTCGTCCAAGAAATCCTCAGCACGCTTCACGGTAACCGTGGATTCCGCTGCGGGTTTAGCCATGGACCACTCAAGAACCGTTCGGGCAAACGCTAGTTTGTCCTTAGGCAAGAGGTCCTTGCGGCGCATTTCGATAACCACGGTTTCGAAGGCTTCCCGTGCTGCTGCATCCTTGGGAATCACAATGCCTTTTTCTTCCATACGTTTCACTATTACCTTTGCCTCAGCCGTAGCCTCAGCGATCATTTTGTCTCGACGGTACTTCGAGAAGCCGTCAGTGGCACCCTTGGGACGACCAGCTTTCTTAGTGCCCAGAGAGCGCCAATGCTTCAACAAAGCTTGACCTTCAGGCGTCTTTGCGAGTTTCTCGAAGTACCCCTCGCCCTTTTTCGTTCTTGGGGCTTCCTTTCGACGGTTTCTCCGTCCGGTTTTCTCCGATACTTCCGGGTCGTCCATCAGGTTCCTCCAATTGGATGACACGATCACTAATCGAGCGAACTACCGCTTTCAAAGTGTCGTCTGATGCTTCGAATAGGCCCACATGGGGGAGCCGAAGGAGAACTTCGGTCCCAATGACAGCCTTTTCTTTGTTGGTTAGATAGCTCGACGCATAAACTTGGTCAAACGCCGAGAGTAGGGACAACATTTCTGTTACTTTCATTACTTAAGGGTTCCCTTTGGGATTTTTAGCTCGCCATGCAGCCTGTCGCCCTTCCTGCATCTTGCGGAGAGCGTTAGTAAGGCCGTAGAAGCCAGCTTCGTTATCCTTGATGGCCCCTGTGCGCCGCAGTTCGTCAGCGAGTTTGCCTAGAACAGGGTGATTAGAGAGGGTTCGGAGGTCTTGGATAGCGACTTTGGACGGGAGATTGAGGCCAGAGTCCCCACCAGCAAGAAGCGTCTGGAAGCCACCGCCCTGAGGCATACGGGTAGCCTTAGCCATCGTGATTTTTACCTTGGCTTGCTGCTGTGCCTTGGCTGCGACGTCTGCGATCTTCTGTGCGGTGTCGGTGTCGGCAGCCCGCTTCGCTGCTTGAGACTGAGCTTGTAGTTTCTGGAGAGCCTGAGCACCCTTGGAAGGCCCGAGCTTCTCCAGGACCTTATCGGCCACCGGAGCCTGTTTGACTAGGTTCTGTATGGCTGCTTCAGTGGTCTCCCTACCCCCGAGGACTCGGTTAAGGATGAACTCACGGGTAGGTCTGTTGTTGAACAATACACTTGCACCTGGGATCGGTATCTCCCCAAGAGCTCCACTATCCACGGCAGCACGGAGGGCCTTGGAAACGATGCCGTTCCGAGCGGGCGTGGGAGCAGTCGCAGCCATCAGAGCAGTGTGCTTATTGACGACCTCCCTAATATTTTCAGGAAGTTCAGCCAATTGGGCATCGCTGAGGTTGCGCCCCTCTTGGAGAGCCGTGCGTGCCTCAGGGTCCTTGATATATTTCGAGGCATCCTGGATGTACTTCTCTGCGAGACCATTCCTGTTCTTCGCCCCAAGAGCCTTCGCCCCCTGTGCTTCCCTAGTTGCTAGCCCAGTAAGGTCCTGAGAACCCTCAGCGATCCTTCGCGCTTGTTCATCGCTACCGTGCTTCTTGATGAAGCTGGCGACCTTCTGCTCCATGGTTGCCGGGAGGACTGCAGGAATTACACCACCAACGACACCACCAACAGCGCCTCCCTTCAGTGCGTCCATGCCCTTACTGACAAGACTGTCTTCATCGTTGTGACCAACACCCGACGCTGCACCCATCGCAGCACCAGAAGCAGCCCCATACCCCGCACGAGCGAGCCTAGAAGCCGTTGCGGGAGCCTGAGCAGCCTTTAGGACCCCGAGGCCCGGTATGAGCGAGCCAATGACCGTACCTGCCACTTTGGCACCCGTAGAAGCATCTTCGTCCTGCTTGCGTTCCTTCTTCAGGTTCTCTTCATACGTGGTCCCTTGGGTCCGCCCGGTAAGTTCGTCCATCTTGGCAGCGAACTTGTCAGCCAGCCCGAAGGTTGCCGTATCAGCGATGTGACGAATGGTGTCGTCGGCGGTCTTGAGGAAACTAGGCTGTTCCTTCGGGGCCTCTTGGGGACCCTGAGGAGATGGTTTCGCTCCTTGCTTCGTGACGGAACCAGTGGCAACTTGGGGAGCCGAAGCTTGAACCGGAGGGGCAGCCTTGGGAACAGCTTGCGGAGCCTCTGCACCCTCAACCGGGGCATCAGCCCACCATTTGTCGCCCCCCCCGACCCTCGAGGCAACCTGATCCCCGTACTGCAGGGTGTTGGGCGCATTAGGGTTCCGGGGGTCACTGACCGCGATACCCTTCTTGGCCTTCTCGATGGCACCAGGGCCACCGTAGTAGCCCACAGCGGCAAGCTTGGGGTCCCCATCGGCCAAATCAGCCATCTTCTTAAGGTACCGGACACCTGCCCGAGCGTTATGCTCAGGGTTGTTGATGTCCCACCCCTTATCAGCCACTTCATCGAAGGTGCCCTGCTTAATTTGCATCCCGCCCACAGCACCAGCGTTGGAAGTCTTTGTGTTACTTCCGCTGCCGGACTCTTGGTGATAGACACTACGAGCAAGGTCCGCAACTTGGGGGGAAGCGCCTTCGGCATCAGATGCAATATCTATCGTGCTTGCTTTGGGAGCAGCTTCCCACCATTCAGCCATTACGGTTTCCTTCGGGTTGTACCATCGGGGGCCTTAAAGAGAGTCCCTGAGGGCAAGGCATCGAAATCGGCCTTGCTAGTTAGCGCGGGGATGTTGGATGGAGCACCCGCCGGGGAGGAAGCGGGACGTTGAGCCTGTGCAGGGGCAGCCGCAGGAGTACCACGGGACGCTTGGGCCGCTTGGAATGCATCAACCTTCTGTAGGGCAGCCTTGCGCTGTTCAAGCCAAGGTTTCCAGACCGTCTTACGATCATCCGTGAGTGACGGAACAGGTTCCTTAAGCATCGCTTGCTCCTTGTCGGAGATAGCCCCCTTCATGAAGGCAGCCTCAGCAAGGCGTGCGTCCACTTGGAGACTCGACAGGAACTTGTTCTGGCTCGCAGTGTCACCACCGAAGAAGCCAGCGATACCCGGAACTGCACCAGCAACCTGAGCGCCTCTGTCTTGCTTATCCACAATGTCTAGAGCTTGGTCGATCTTGTCTAGGGACGCTCGGGTACCCTGGAGAGCCTCAGTGGCATCGTTGGAGATCTTCCGGTCTTCCTTATCTTTCGTAGCGGCAGCCGTGGCCTTCGCTTGGTAATCAATCTTCGCAAGAGCAGCCTGAGTGGCAGCTTCCTTTTGTCCGTTGAGGAATGATGCAACCTGCTCGTTCTTCATGATCACCGGAGGCTTACCAGGGTACTGGACGGACGAGAAGGCACCATCAGCCAACTGAGTGACCTTGGGCGTATTCTCTGCCTTATCCTTGTCCGTCTTGGCGTCGTAGGCATCGTTGAAGCCCGTGATGTTGGCAGCAAGGCCCTCTTTGAGGTTCTTGGCACCAATCATCGCAGCACCACCATTGATCAGGCCGTCATAGATCGACTTGGAATCCCCTCGGTTATTGAGGCGGTCGAGGAACCCAGGCTGCTGCTGAGGCATCTGCGGGGGCTGCTGAGGAGCACCCGAGGGGTCCATTGCTTGCCCCAAGGGTGTAGCAGGAGCCTGCGGGGCCATGGCTTGCCCGAGGGGTGTATCGGGAGCCTGTTGCCCTTGCTGTGCCTCTTGTTGGGCCTTGAGGGCCTCGAGGATGTACGCGGGAACCTGCTCACCATCAGCTTGATCCCCCGCGTTGACTGGGGCCACGTTGGGATTCGTACCGCCCATGGCTTGCGCGATGAGCGAGTAGTAATCCTGGGGGTTGTACGCCATATTTTTTCCTTAACCGTAAGCGTCAACGCTGTCGAATGCACCTGCGCCGGTGACGTTGTTGTAGCCGCCTTCTAGGCCGGGCATCGCCGTGGTGTTGTTGTAGCCGCCGAGCTTCCCGTAGATACCAGCCCCAGCCTGAGCACCACCAAGGGCACCTTGGACACCCGCAAGCGGATCGGCAACAGTGCCGGTCGTACCTGTACCGCCGTACTTACCGTTGATGATTCCCATGTACTTAGCGAGAAGATCAAGATTGGTGTTCTGGCCTTCGGTGTACGCTGCTTGGTTTGCCGTGAGGTTCTGCTGTTGGTTGTTCTGGAACACCCCACCAGCCGCTTGGGTCTGGTCGAAGTTGTTTGCGTTGGCCTGTTGAGCACCTGTGAGCGAACCCGTACCAAGCTGGTAGGCGTTGCCAAGTTGCTGGTTGGTAGTGCTGGCGAGACCCTGCTGAGTGTTGTACTGCGACTGGGCCATGTTGAGCCCGTTGTTGAACAGCGTGCTACGGATGTTGCTCGACACATCAGCCAAGCGGTCAGCAGCGCCACGTTCAGCGATAGCCTGGGAGACCCCGGTACGCGTGGAATTCGTGTTGCCCGTACCTGCAGCCGCAAGGTTCAGCGAGGGAAGCTGGTTCTCATTGAGGTTCCGCGTGATGTCACGGGAACTAGCGTCGATCATGCTGTCCGCATACGGGCTGTTCGCGTACTGATTGGCTTGGGACAGGAAGTTCTGCGTCTGGTCCGTACCCGCTTGATTGATGATGTTCTGGGCGTTGGCACCGTAGGCGGACCCCGAGTTCATCATCGAAGTACCACCGTTGTACAACTGCGTTGGGATCTGTGAGCCGTATGTAGAGGCCCAGTTACCCGTGGCGTTGGCGCCGTTGGTCTGGTAGCCGTTAAGGTCAGCTACGCGAGGACCGCTATAGGCACCCGTGAGGTTGTTATTAAGCTCCGTCTTGGCCTGATCGTACCCATCTAGGAGGTACGGCTGTGCTTTGGACCACGGAGAATTGGCTGCTTCGGCGGCTGCTACTTGCCCATCTGCTGCCGTTTTGGCTGAAGACATCGAGCTAACACCGCCGATTACTGCACCACCAATTGTGGCTGCTGCTGCTGCCCACGGCATAGTTACTCCTTACGTTCAATGAGCACTTCATCAACCTTGCTGGAGTCAGCTATGTCGGTCGCGTGAATGCAGTACCACACCACATCCTCAAGGGCTGTGATGGAATGATGGACACCTGCGCGTATGGTTATGCAAGCAGGGGCAATGTACTCAGTGGTGCGCTCATCCGTGCGGACGAGTACCTTCCCTTGAGAAAGGACGCTGAGATGGTCATACTTGTGGGAGTGGCTTAGGGCTTCGTAGCCCTTTGGCAAAGACATTTGCTTTGCATAGAGACCATCGCTGAAGAAGTGCTTTGTCAGCAAATCAACCTCGAAGGTCCCCTCCAGTTCCTTGAACCGGTCTGTTACGGTGCTCATTAGAGAATCGGTCGTTTGGCTCGATGCAGACGATCATTGCGATACGGTCTGAGTCCGAGTCGTTGATGACCCAGTGAGGCACATCGTTCCTGAACCAGTAGACTTCGCCATCGGTCGGAGCAATCGCCCCATCGGGGAAGTTAAAGGTAGCGCCAGGACGGTTTAGGATCGGCACGTAATACTTGTCGTAAAGGGCTGCGTGCCATCCCTGGTCAACATGAGGCTCAATACCACCACCAGGGGGAATCTTGGTGATCAAGACCCCACCAAGGCGTTTGGCTTGAACACGTTCCATCAGTTCGGTGACAATGGGGAACACCTCTGGCATCTCCATAGCCACGGGGTACCAGATGGGCTCATGTTCGTCATTGAACCCCCGCATATCGCCACGCTCGAGGAAAGGCCGTACATCGTTGTAGCGGACCCAGATGTCCCGCATGTTTGTGTGCGGGGACCCGTAAGCTGTCCCTCGGAAATCGTAGAGCCCAAACAACTCTGGGTTTCCTACTAGGCGATCTCGCAGAGGGGCCACATTGATGTTGTCAGCGATAAGGTGGAAGTTCATGCTCTCAATTAAGGGACGTGTACGCCGATCTGCTCGAGTGCGGCAGTTACGGTTGCAAGTGTCCGTTCCAGTTTCTTCAGTTCCTCGGTGAGATAGAGGACCTGCGACTGGGGGTTTTGTGGGACATCTGCACGTACATATTTTTGAAGGGGGAAGGTGTAGATCATCAGCGTCTCGAGAGAGCCTTCACATCGAGGTCCATACCGGAGAACTGGAAGTTGCTGATGGAATCGGTGCTCACCTTATAAGCTAGGTATCGACCAGCAACCATCATGTCCAACTTGTAGTCCTCTGCGGGGCTGTAGGTCTGTGTGGACCTGTAGGCTGCGGACTGCGTGGGGAGATCCGAGGAGCCCACTTGGAACGTGAAGACACCCGTGGAGTCCTCGAAGGAACACTGGGGCACCAAGCTCTGAACCAGCTTGTAGCCTCGGAGACTCGTGGGCAACCCTGCGTTATCCATGTCCAACCCCGTGCGTTCCACGTAGGCTGTCTTGAGGGTCTCTCGGTGTGCCGGGAGGTTCACTAGGCCCGCCGTGGGGAGGTCCACAGCGAACACTCGGGTATCCGTGACCCCTGCGTCCTGATCTGCAACGGAGAGCATGATGGGCATCTTCGGCGTGGTGCCAATGAAGCTCGTGTAGCTCGTGTTGTAGAGTTCGTAGGTGTCGGTGACATCCGGGAAGGAGTTAGCCACCAGGGACGCATTGGCCTCTGCACCACCAACCACGTTAGGGAGGTCCATGAAGGACCATGTATCCGTCTTGTAGTTGTAGATTGCCGCTTGGTTGCAGAAGTCAGCCTTAACGAAGGCAGCCTCATCCTGCAGCGTGGGGTAGCAGAAGTGGATCAGGTTAGCGACCGAATCATGGACCACGAAGCACGAGGACTGGCGGGTACGGTCAAGGGTGTTGTAGATAGTGCGTCGAACACGACCATCAGCCACGGAGTTCTTCGAGATACCATCGTGGAGGTAGATGTCATTCTCGCCAAAGACGAAATGCTTACCTTCGACCTCAACCACACAGTTCGTGTTGATGACGCCACCCTCGAAGGGGAGCCTACGGAACCCGAAGACTGCAGAGTCCCCTCGGTAATCCACGATCCACAACTGTGATTGGTTGTAGACGATGAAGGAGTTCCCGAGCACAAGACCATCACGGATAGGCGAGCGCATCTCAGAGAGAACGTTCTCACCTGCCACATAGGCGGTATTCGAAGGGTCCCAGTTGATCGTGCTGAGGGCTGCCCCGTACTGGATCGGGTTACACCATTTGAACATCGTGGGGTACTTCACCCCGTTCTTCTCGACGTTCATCATGATTGCGTAGTCGAGGAACGAACGGACCACAGCCGCAGTATCCGTAGCCACCCAGTCACCAGCGATCTGAGAATACGCGGGGTCGTTGTTGGGGATGTTCCGAACGTAGGGGCGCATACCCTTGCGGGCCAGGAAGGAAATCCCCCCGACCTGTGCATGGGACCACGGGTTATCGTTGGTAATGGTTCCCGAGGTGGGCGTGAGGAACGTTAGGACGTTGTTTGGATACGCACGAACGGTACCGTCTCTTTCACAGACGAAGACAGACTCTCCGACTTGGGCATCAGCATAAGAGCTAACGAAACGAGCAAGCGCAGAAGTACCCCCTTGGGCTGAGTCATACGGGTTCGTGTTGGCATCATAGGTCCCTGGGGCTGCGTCATAGGTCAGTGCAGACCGTATGGGGTTGAACAACTGCTTGAACACAGGACCTCGGGTAATCCGGTCCTCATCAAAGATGACGTTGTTGGCAGCAGAGAAAGCGTTAGGCGGAAGGTCGTATGGGTTAGCATCAGTGATGACCCCCACGCCCCCAAGCTTGCGAAGCGGGAGAGTCGGCATTGATTACGTCTTCATGATGTAGGCCAAAGCCAGGTACGGGGGCAGCGAAGCGTGCTGGTGGTCCCCTACTAGGTTTGCCGTGTGTGTATGGTTAGCCGGGGCAGCTACAGCCGTAACGACCGTGACCCCTGTGCCAGCCTGAACGGAACCCGTGGTGACCCCTGGGGCCCCTGCGGAGGCTCCGTTGATCGTGTGGGTGTGGGAACCAGCCATAGCCGTATTGGCATCACCCCCAGTGGCGGCCACAGCGTAGGTAGCCCCCGCACCGACCACGAACTTGTCACGGAGGTTGGGGGTGCCATTGGTACCATCACAGAGGGCATAGCCAAGCGGGATGTCCGCGATGGCACCAGACCACAGGACGATCACACCCTTGGGAACCGGATAGCTCAACTGGGCAGCCGTGAGGGGCACCTGGGCATCCAGAAGCGGGAAGGTGTTCTTCAGGGCCAGCTTGATGGTACGGATGTGGTCGTCGGCCTGGGAGACCGAATCGGTACTGAGGGGGTTCGCGGGGTCAAGCTGCGAGATGTATTGGGCGGACTCGATAGGCATCTGAGCTTAGACCTTCATGATGTAGTAGAGAGCGTAGAACGGGGGGCGGTTCTCGATGGCTGCGCCACTCCCTGCATTGTTCACAGTGACGTTGTGCGAATGAGCCCCTTGGGTATCCGTGGTGAACGAGTGGCTATGGGCCCCTGCACCGAGCGTGGGAGCCTGGAAGCGTCCCGAGGAGTACCCGGTAGAGACCGAGACATTGGCACCCCCGTTATCACCACCAGCCTGGACAGAGCCAAGGTTCTGATGCTCGTGGGCGTGGTCGCCTACAGCCCCGGTAGTACCACCATGGTTGTGAGCCCCCTGGCCGTCCGTGGAGGCCGTATGGCTATGTACAGGCATCTGGGCCTGACTCAGGGAATAGATACCCACGCCACCAGTGTTATTTAGACCGTACCCATTACCCGCACCTACGATAAATCTGTCCAGTAGATTGGGGGTGGTGATATTCCCTGAGCCATCAGACTTGGCTACAGTTTGACCATTACACAAAGCCCACCCTGCAGGGACCGTGGCTTGAGACCACATAATGATCCCGCCAATAGGCATCGACTGATTAATCTGAGCCTGATTCAGGGTTACAGGACCAGTAACGTTAGGGAAAGACGCTTTGAGCGTAGCCTTAATAAGACGAATATGATCGTCAGCATAAGCAATCTGATCTGATCCCAAAGGATTAGCAGGGACCAAATCAGAAATATAAGTACCAGTTTCGAGAGCCATTAGTATCTGAGGGTAACTTGAGGATACCCTTGGGGTACCTTTGGTTTCTCTATAGAACTATAGATAGACCATTATTGATTATCCTATATTAATAACATATAGGGCTTATAGATAAACCTTTAGTTCTTGTAGAAACCTAAAGAACCTTAAGGAACCCCCCCTCCCCCTATAGTCATTATTATTGTTATCAATAACGGTCATAACTACGGAAAAGTTGTACAAGTCTAGGGGGTACCTTAGGGTACTTCAGGGTCCCTACAGGAAACAGGGACAGGTCTAGTGGGAACCTAGGGGTACCCTGGGGCCGGGGGTACTATGGGCAGAATGTGGGATGAAAGTGTGGCGTAAAGGAGACACTAGGGTACCGGGGGGTGCAGGGGGTACCTTGGGGATTTTTCTTTGGTTTTTTCTGGGGAGGACACCCACCACTACAAATTGGAACAACAACAACGCCGAAGACCTTTAGGCATTCTTTTTGAAGTGATTCCTGGAGGGTCATGGGGGGTACATTGGTAGGCGCCTACGCCAGCGCAGCTAGCACGTCTCGAGTGGAGGAAGAGCTAACTACTTGATAACAAAGGAACTACATCCGATGTGATATCTAATGTAGAGAATCCGGGAGGAATCCTGGGGACATTGGCTACCGTATTGGTACGCATTAGGTACACCATGGCCTAGGTGTAGCCAGGGGATGCAGTGGATCGTGTGTCTACTACAGGTGATCCGTTGTGTATATCGTACTTTCACGATATGGCCGTTAGTCCGGGAAGGGACTTGTGTCTCTTAAGAAGGCACGCGAACCTGTAGATAAACCTTGACAAACCCAAGGAAACCAGTAGCACCCTCAGCGTGCGTAGACCCTCAAAGAATCTTCGAGGAACCCAAAGAAAACTCTTGCACAAGTTTGTGCCAGTTGTTATAGTTCATCCATGGCAGCAAACGAAGCACCCAACAACACGAACCAACAGTAACCAAGGGAATCAAAATGACCTACGCAGAAATCAACACCATCGCAATGTATGTATTCTCGTTCATCTTGTTTGGCTCAGTGGTTGGTGTTTGGTTCTACGCGTTGGTTAAGCAAGTGAAACTGTTTAATCGTAAATCGGCAGCAGACATCGAGCTTGCAGCGCTGCGTAAAGCCTACGCTCAATACCTTTAAAGCAACGAACCCCAAAGAACCCTGGAGAATCCAAATGAAACCTTTCATCTTCAATCAGTGGCATGCATGGCAAGGCAACACACACGTTGTGTTATCTGATGAATCCAAGAAGGAACTGCACTACTTTAGTTTCACCGATGACTGTATTAACTGGTTGTATCTGAATGGTGACAAAGAGGCAGCAAGGGCACTCAATGCACATGTGAAAGCCAAGTAACCCATTCAAATACACTTAGAACCCTGGAGAATCAAAATGACCATGCAAACCATCAGCTACAAGCGCGGATACATTCACTTCACTACGGAAGGTAATACGACCCGCGTAGAAGCGCAGAATGAAAATGGAGAGCGTAAGTTATTATCGTCTGAGCGTGCTGCAAAGGAATGGCTCAATCGTTACCAAGGGCACAAGAACTGGAATTACTGGAATGTGTCGCTGTACATCAACAATGAATTCACTCTCTACCGCATGGCTAAGTTGTGGGCAACCCCTGGTTGTGGCCTCACATTAGAGCAACAAGCTGCAGGAATGCTTCG